CCCGCTTGCGCGGGGCCTTGGCTTGAGCCACAGCATTGTGCTGCCTCACTACTAAAGAACCTACTTCCATGGCGAGAGTACGAACCCTGGCGTTCGGGAACCAATCTGGAACCCGCACCCGGAAATTCACCGGGATAGTCGAGACTCGTACTGTTAGCAAGGGGGAAACCACTTGCACAGACTTTACTGGTCGTTTAACGGACCATCCATTGACGATTGTCAGTCGTCTATATAGCTACCCTACCTTAACCGGTGATACCGGCTCTATGGCAAGTGGCTACATCTGGAATGGCTATCCTACAACGAACGGCGGTCTGGCCACGTCACATTTAAACGTTGTGACACTGGAACCTGATGACGTCTATAGCGCTACGAAGGCAGTTGGAGATACGAACCCTGCAAGACCTGCAGTGAGCGTACCTCTACTTCTCTTCGAAAGCATCAAGGAGTTACCCAAGATGCTTTACGACTCTGGGGTTGGAGTTATTACTGGTCTTGAAAAGGACCTCCTCCATAAACGACGGAAACGGCCATCTGGAGACTCTTCAGTCTCCTTTAATTTTGGCTGGAATCAGTTGTACAGAGACGTAGCTCTCCTGTTCGATTTTACTGAACATGTCGAGGAGCGGATAACGCAATTAAATGCGCTCTACTCCGGACGAGGGCTTAGACGTACAAGAACGGTGTGGACTGAGCAGGTAGACGATATCGTCCAGCCTATCAGTTTGCAGTCGCAAGGCGCGTCAGTTTCTGGGATCCGAACAACTCGGACATCCTACAAGAAGTGGGTATCCACTAGGTGGAAGCCCGCCAATGAACTGACACCGACCCCGTCTTCCGACGAGATCATCCAAAATGCACGATATCTTGTGCATGGATGGAAGCTCGCTCCAATTGACATCTGGAACGCGCTGCCGTGGTCGTGGCTGATAGATTACTTCTCCAACTTCGGAGATGTATTAGCTGCGAATCGGAACTCTAACGAGTTTCGTCTGGTCTCTTGCTGCATCATGCGTAAAACAGAAACGCGATCGGATGTAAAGCCGATTTCGTACCCATCTGGCATGACTGTCACACCGGGCTACTCAATCCTTGCCGATAAACGGCGAGTGCTAGGTAGCGTAGGTATTTCCGCATATGTGCCGTTTCTTTCGGCACAGAGATTGTTGAATCTGTTGTCTATAGCCAATAACTATGGCCATAGTAAGTAGCGGGTTCGCATCGCTGCGGCCTACTGCATACAACAGGAGAAGTCCGATGAGCTTTGGCTCTACTATCACTGTAACGGTTAATGCCGTTGCGAAAGTCCTTAACAGGATTAATCAGGATTCATACGGAAGCGAGTATTTGCTCCGCGAATCCCTTCAGGAGTTCCGCGTTAAAATTCGGCACTCACAGGTCAAAGCTAATGTGACTCTGGGCACTGTTGCCCGCGATCGCCACAACTTTGAACTGACCCAGACTGTCTTTTCGACAGTTACAGATAAGGAAATCATTCGTAAGACGTACTCTGTTTATGAGTGCCCTTATAACGATAACCTTACCACTATGGGATATCTGACTGCTGCATTCCTGGCCTACTCGGCCTCGGGCACAGTTCAGGCAGACCTCCTTACCTGGCAGAACTAGCCAGGGCGGAGGATGAAGCGCATAACCCTCACGGGCAATGTGCGGTGATAGTCTAGCGTGAAAGCCGTGGGGCACTAAGCGAAAGGAAGCTTTATGCCTAAACGCCACGTTTGTGACTTCATAGGACTCTGCGGCGCGATTTTAGAAGATTGCGCTGCACAATACCCAACTCTCCATACGGGTTTAGAGCGAGATTATTTCAGACTCAAGACCCTCTATTCGATAATCGGTGATCGACTATTTCTTGTCGACTTACCGGCCTTGGGAGCTCGCTTGGATAGCGCGCTGTCGAGTGGCATACTGCTGGTTACACGGGGTCAGCCTCTTACGAGGTCCGTGAACACCAGGACCAAAATCCCTAGACTATTCCAGGGGCTATGGTCTATGCTTTTCGAACGAAATGGATGCCTGAAACAGGACATCGATCCCCACTTTCTGAAACTTTTCCGCACCATTCTGGTGTGTTTCAAGAAGTATGAAGTGGAATGCGCTCCTGAATATAAATTCAAAACAATTCAGGAGTTCTACGATGTTGAAGCTCAGTTACCGCCGGCCCCTTCTCTATGGGACGGTGATGGTTCTGATGTCGACTTATTTCCTCTTGGCACACTTTGTGACCGAGAAGGGGAGAGCGGCATTCGTGGAAGCTTGTTTGGAAACGAACAAGTCTCCTCTGACGCTTCCTTGTTGGCTTTGGTACAGCGCGTTGCTGACCGAGTCTCGGGGCACCTGGGGGAGTATATCCCCTCAGAGCACCGTTTCAGGCATGGACCTGGAGCCGTCTCCGATCTCCACGCAGCTACGGAGTTCAAGTATGAATTCCCTGCGTGGTCTCGAAGACTTCAGCATGTCTTCCCACCGGATTTGTTCGCATTTGCAAACACCTCCGTACTGGGCGACAAACATGCCAGGCTTGATGCACTGCTCCCAAGTGTGGAAGGTGCGTCCAGAATGATTGCTGTACCAAAGACTGCGAAAGGTCCAAGGCTTATCGCCGCGGAACCTACAGCGCATCAATGGTGCCAGCAGAGCGTCAAGGCTTTCCTTGACGAGCGTGTTAGGGCTACGTACCTAGGGGCATCTATCGACTATCGTCGGCAGAGCCTCTCGGGAGAAGACGCCCGTGTTGCATCCCATAGTGGCCTTCGGGCAACGCTTGACTTAAAGTCGGCGTCCGATCGCCTATCGTGTTGGCTAGTCCAGCGGCTGTTCCGAAAGAACTATTCGGTGCTGTCCGCTCTCATAGCCTGCAGGACTCGTTGGATAACCAACGAGCTCGATGCTAAACAAGAAAAGCTTCATAAGCTTCGCAAATTTGCATCGATGGGTAGTGCTCTTACGTTCCCGATCCAGTCTATCGTGTTTTATATGATATGCCTTGCCGCAGGCGCAAGCCTGTCGGGCAAGAGTATCGACAAGATAGACGATTCAGAGCTAGAACAGCTCGGGTCGGAGGTTCGAGTGTACGGAGATGATCTTATTATCCCCGTAACTTGGGTAGCTCGTACGAGATATATCCTAGAAAGGTTATATCTACGCGTTAACGTCGATAAGTCATTCTTTCACGGTAAGTTCCGTGAGAGTTGTGGCACCGACGCCTTTGATGGGCATGTTGTTACGCCCGTTAGAGTTCGTGGTATGTACGATGAGTCTAAACCCAGCTCACTTGTCGCTTGTGTAGATACCGCAAACAACTTCTTTCGAAGTGGAATGTGGAAAGCTGCAAAGTGGCTCACTTCAGCAATCCCACAGTCTGTCCGGAAGGACATTCCTGTGGTGCATGTGAGTTCTGGGTCTTTCGGTCTAGTCTCCTTTGTTGGGGCTGTGCCTACATCTCGTAAGAGGTGGAACGCCCAGCTGCAGATAGTCGAGAATATGGCTGTTTGCCTTACTAGCAAAGTGACCAAATCTAGGCACGAAAGCTTCGCAAACCTTCATCAGTTTTTCATGGAGTCGCGTCCGCCTTCTAATACTGGCGTAGTGACTTATGGAACTGGTGGTCCTGAACCCCTTTCTTTTTGGGAGTCAGGTCGGGTTGGGAAGCCGACGGGCAAACTTGC